AATGCAAGTGCTACAGTATTTTATCCTATTTGGCATCATCAGTTTGATGATCTTATTGTGCTTAAGAATAATCAAGGCACAGAAGAAACACGAGTCCGACACATGGACTACGGAGTGGTATTGTCCGCATTGTTCTGGAGACGATTTAAAAACAAAGAAAACATCACATTCTTTGACCCCAATGAAGTCCCAGATCTTTACGAGGCTTTTTACAAAAACACCGCCTTGTTCGAAGAACTCTATGTAAAATACGAAAAGCGTCGAGACCTGCGTACTAAGACAATGAGTGCTGAGGAAGTATTCAAAGGCGGAATCTTAAAAGAGCGTACTGATACAGGGCGTATCTATCTTGTATTCATCGACAATGTACAAAATCAAGGACCGTTTGATCCTGAGTACCATACAATTTATCAAAGTAACTTATGCTGTGAAATACTATTACCTACTAAATCTTTCAAGCGTCTTGATGATGCTGACGGCCGTATTGCTCTTTGCACACTCGGCAGTATCAACTGGGGAGCATTCCGTAATCCAGAAGACATGCGCCGTGCTTGCCGCATTTTACAGCGCAGTCTATGCAACATACTTGATTACCAGGATTTTTTAAGTATACAAAGCAAACTAAGCAACGATGAAATACAACCATTAGGTATTGGTATTACTAACCTAGCCTACTGGCATGCCAAGCGTGGACTACGTTACGGTGATAAGGATGCCCTACAAGATGTTAAAGCATGGATGGAACATCAGGCGTTCTATCTAACAGAAGCAACTGTAGATCTAGCTAAAGAACGTGGCGCCTGTACACACAGCGATAAGACACGATATGGCCAAGGCACATTCCCTTGGGAGTTACGTGCAAACGGTGTTAACGAATTAGCAGACTTCACTCCAGAACTTGATTGGGAAACACTTCGCACAAACATGAAGCAATATGGTGTACGCAATGCTACACTAATGGCCGTAGCTCCTGTGGAAAGCTCAAGCGTAGTTATTAACAGCACTAACGGCATTGAGATGCCTATGAGTTTAATTAGTACCAAAGAAAGTAAAGCAGGGTCGTTTACACAAGTTGTTCCTGAATATACCAAATTAAAGAACAAATATCAACTCATGTGGGAACAGAAAAACTGCGATGGTTATTTGAAGACTGCCAGTGTTATTGCCGCCTATGTTGATCAATCGATTAGTACTAATACATTCTACAACCCAGCACACTTTGCAGATCGTAAGGTACCAACTACTTTGATTGCTAAGAATTTAATGCAAGCTCAACTATGGGGATTAAAAACATTCTACTATAGTTTGATTAACAAAGCTGGAAGTAAACAAATCGAAGAAATAGCACCAGAGATGACTCAGGTAAATGGAGTGCAAGTTAACGGATTCCATTTTGAAGAGTTAGAAGATGACTGCGAGGCATGTAAGTTATAATGTTAGAAACTATCTGTGACATAATGGTAGACGCTTATAAGCGTAACTGGATTACTAGTCGTGATGGCAACGTGAGTATTCGTCATCACGACCGTGATCACTTTTATATTACACCTAGTGGTGTGCGTAAACAAACACTACAACCTGATCAGTTTAAGAAGATTAAAATTTGGAGAACGATTAATAGTGGTGTAGGCACAGGTGCTTTTAATTATAATTATGAAGAATTAGAGTATACTGACATAAGCGCCAATCTAAAGCCTAGTGGAGAGATTCCCCTACACTTTGGACTACAAAAAGAAATGGGACAGCATAGCGGAGAAGTGCGTGTAGTTGTTCACGTTCATCCTACTTATTGTATTGCCGCAATGCATGCCGGGATTGACCTCAGCACTATTAGTGATGCTTTTCCAGAACTTAATCGTTATACTAAGGTCGCACCTAATGTTGGTGATGTCCCTCCTATTAGTCAAGAGCTTGCAGATGAATGTCATAAGAATTTGCAGTTAGATCGAAATGGCAATATTTCCTATGACATTGTAGGCATTAAAGGTCACGGTGTAGTTGCTATTGATACAAGCCCGTGGCGAGCATACGAACATATAGAACGATTAGAACATATTTGCAAGATAGTTCTTGCATCAGGAAAATATTAATGAGTAAACAACAGTATAATTTAAACACAAAGACAGATTATCTCAATCGTAAGATGTTTCTAGACCCGGCTGGTCCTGTTACTATCCAACGTTTTGAAGAAGTTAAATATAAAAAGATTGCAGACTTTGAAGCAACAGCACGTGGTTTCTTTTGGCAACCAGAAGAGATTAGTTTGAGCAAAGATGCCAACGACTTTAAAGATGCAAGCGATGCAGTTAAACATATCTTCACCAGTAATCTACTACGTCAAACAGCCTTAGACAGTTTACAAGGCCGAGGCCCAAGTCAAATCTTCATGCCTGTTATTAGTTTACCAGAACTAGAAGCACTAGTCTATAACTGGACATTCTTTGAAACTAACATTCATAGCAAGAGTTATAGTCACATTATCCGTAACATCTACAATGTGCCAAAGGATGTGTTTAACACTATCCACGACACTAAAGAGATTGTTGATATGGCATCGAGCGTAGGTAACTACTACGAAGCACTACATCAAATCAACTGTCGTAAACAACTCGGTGAATCAGTTACTGAGAAAGAACATGTTCGTGCAATCTATATGGCACTTCATGCATCATACGCATTAGAAGCGTTCCGCTTTATGGTCAGCTTCGCTACCAGTCTAGCAATGGTAGAGAACAAGATCTTTATCGGTAACGGTAATATTATCAGTTTGATTCTACAAGATGAATTATTGCACAAAGGTTGGACTGCCTACTTGATCAATCAAGTGGTTAAGGAAGATCCAAGGTTTGCTGAAGCTAAACAAGAATGTGAACAAGAAGTGTATGCATTATACATGGATGTTATCCGTGAAGAAAAGGATTGGGCAACTTATTTGTTTAAGATGGGTCCTGTTATTGGCCTTAACGCTAATATTCTACGAGACTTTGTGGACTTTACAGCAGTTGCCGCCCTAAAAGAAATTGGCATCAAATATAATAATCCTGCTCCAAAGTCAACTCCTATTCCTTGGTTCAACAAACACGTTGACACTAGTAAGAAACAAACAGCATTACAGGAAAGCGAATCGACTAATTATGTTATTGGAGTAATGTCCGATGCCATTGACTATGACGCATTACCTGCACTATAATAAGTGAAGGAAACAAATATGAAAGCAATAGTATGGAGTAAAAATCAATGCCCGTTTTGTGTGCAGGCCAAAGCCTTACTAGAAATGAAAGGTATTGAATACGAAGAAAGAAATGTTCAAATAGAATGGACAAAAGAACAGCTATTAGAAGCAGTGCCTACAGCCAGAACTTTACCGCAGATATTTTTAGACGATAATTATATAGGCGGGTTTACAGAACTCAAACGACATTTCGAAAAGGTATAATATGTTTATTTCAAAAGGTTTCACGGAAGGTGAAGTAGTTACACTAAAACTAACAAGCGGCGAAGAAATTGTTGCTAAACTAGTAGAAGACGGTGCAGTTTATTATGTGTTATCACACCCACAAGTAATTGGCATGGGTCCAAAAGGTCCTGGTTTAATGCCTTATTTGTTTACAGTTAGTCCTGACAAACATGTAAAACTTTCTAAAAGCACAGTTACCGTAGCAGAACCAACAGACGAGCAATTCGCCAAACAATTCCTAGAAACTACTAGTGGAATTGCGTTAATTTAATATCAAAACTTTGTAGGTCATATTCGTAATAAATACGATATGACTTACAAACTTAGGGCCGGAGCCCCATTCGACTCCGATAATATCTTCAATGTTCCTCCAACTGATGCTGGGCCTTTAGTCAGTTCTTCACCTAATTTGGTTGTAGCTAGTATAGACGGCGGCTCCTTTAAAGCCCCAGGTTCTGTTAGTATAGACGGCGGGTATATTCCTTACAAAGGAACAGCTACTTACGATCCAAAAAAAACATACGGACCTACTGATATTATAACATGACTAATCCAACCGGAAGTATCTTATTAAGGCGCGGCCCTACTGCTGATAGACTAGCATTTGTCCCTTTGGACGGTGAAATTATATACGACAGCGATTTAAGGCAAGTATTTGTTGGAGACGGCGAAACGTACGGTGGTAGATCAGCAGGCGATATTAACGATTTGCCAAATGCTAGACAACTAAAGTTTTTTGAATTAGAATCTAACGGGTTGAACTATGTAGGAGTATCGGCACCGGATTCAATACTAGCAAATTATAATCTTAAATTTCCGCAAGCACTAGGCACTGATGGAACTTTGGTAGGACTAGGTGCAAATGGACAACTTGAATTTGTAAACCCTGATATATACGGCGGAAACTCTATATATGTTTCAGTGGCAAACGGAGATGATGCCAACGATGGTGTTTTAAAACCAGTAAAAACTCTTAAACGAGCATTACAGCTTGCTTCAGGTAAAGTATATTCGTCAAACGGGAAAGTCAATGGTCGAAAGATAGCTGTTAATGTTGCCGCTGGAGAATATTACGAAAACAATCCATTGATTGTTCCGGATAATGTTACTGTCAGAGGCGCTAGCTTACGTGCTTGTAATCTACGCCCAATTAATCCTAACAAAGATATGTTGCGTGTAAGAAATGCATCGTATTTTTCCGAATTTACTTTTAGAGATGCATTGGATGCAAATAGAGTCCCATCGCATACTTTTGATTATGCAGTTAGCTTTGACAATCCGGCAGATACTGAAACTAGTCGAGTTGGATATACTTATTTGCCTACAACAAAGCCTGTAATTGATACTTCGCCATATATTCAAAATTGTTCAATTATCAGTTTCTTAGGCGGCAACGGAGCGTTAGTTGACGGTAACTTAGTAGTTACACCAAACAATCCTCCTAATCAGATACAAGTTGAAAATCCGGCAGACGGACCTGCTCCAGAGCAAGGTCACTCAATGGTTGCCAACGCATTTACTATGCTAACCTTTGGCGGCACAGCTTGGCGTGTAATTAATGATGCATATATTCAGATCGTTAGTTGTTTCCAGATCTTTGCATTAAACGGTACATACTGTCAATCGGGTGGATATGCTTCTATTACCAACTCTGCTACTAACTTTGGTATCTACGCATTACGTGCATCCGGTTATAGTAGAAATGCATTTACCTTTGATAAAGGATATATTGCGGCAACTGGTGTGTACAATAGTTTACAAAGTTTTACAGCAATTGGTTTTGGTCGAGCACCGACACAAGATTATGTAATAAGATTCAGAGATCCTACTTACAAATATGCATACGATCTATTAAAAGCAAACAAAGCTAATATTATATCTCAAACAAGCGCATGGATTGATTTACAAATTGCCAACAGTACAGCACCGTTTATTGGTTATAATTATAGCGGTTCAAATAGAGTCAAAGGCGAACGAGATATTGGATTAGTTATTGATGCAGTAGCATCAGATATTCTAACTGGTGGTAATAGTTATTCTGTAGCCGCAGGATTATCGTTTCAAAATTTAGCAACAGGAATCTATGCAATATGTTCAGCATCGGTTACGTATGCAAAAGGACTTTCACAAACATCTCTAACTTCATTAACAGGCAAAGGTGCGTTAGCCGGGACATATTTTGACATTGTCATTAATGCTATTAATAATCCAGCAACAGCTCCTGAAGCTATACCCTATACTAATGTAACTGATATTACTACAAGTTTTACCACTCAATCGGCTACAAAATCGTTTAATGCGGCACTCGATGTAAATGTAACTAACAATGTGTTTAATATTCCTACACATGGATTTAAAAATGGAGACGCTGTAATTTATGACAGCGGAACAGGAACACAAATTACAGGATTGTTCGATGAACAGACTTATTACATTGTTTATATCGACGCTGATAATTTTACACTAAGTTTTGATGATTCGTTAGTTAGAAATATTGATTTATTGTCAGCTGGTACTGGTACTCAGTATTTTATTAAAAATCTACAAGAATTTTATTTAAAAGATCTAGTTAGTTCTCATAACAAATATCAAACACTAACACTTGCATCAGGCACATATTCATTTGTGCCTGGAAAAGTTATCACCGGTGTATCTAGCGGTAATCCAAACGAAGCTTACATTTATAGTTACGATCCACTTACTAGACAATTAGTTGTTTCATTAAATCAAGTTACTGTTAACGCAAGTATTATAAGAAACCCATTTTCAACAAACAGTACCATTATTACAAATGACGGAGTTGCATGTAGCATAACTGTAACAGATACTGCGTCAAGAAGTGATTTATACAGTGGCACATTCACAGTGTTAGGAACTACTACTGGTGCATTGATAACAAACTTATCACAATTACCAACTAAACAAATTTGGTTACACCGCCCAAGTATTGTTAACAGTTCTGGACATACATGGGAATATGCCGGTTCGGGAACTGACTATAATGCATTACCTCAAAACGGCGGCCAAAGCAGATTTGAATTTGAGCAGTATAGTAACTTACCTGGTAGAGTTTACTCGTCGGGTACTAATGAACTTGGTGACTTTAAAGTTGGTAACTTTATTAAAGCTGAAAACAGAACAGGTAATGTCAGCTTTACCAATAAAGTAAGTGTAGCACAGTTAGATGCTTTGCGATTAGCAGTGGGTGATATTGTAATTGATTACATTAGTGCTGACATTGGACTAGGTGATAACGAAGCAGGCGGTGCAAGCAATACTAGATTAACCACACAGCTGGCTATTCGTAGTTTCTTATCTAATAGACTTGGAAACTTTATTGATAAATCTATATCAACAAACGCAGTACCAGGATCTGTTATACAGTTAAACAGTTCAGGTCAAATTAACGTTGATTTACTACCAGCAGTAAGAAACTTTAATAGCGCAAAAGCCTACGGTTACAATAGTAGATTATCTTTATTAGAAGAAGTACCAGCTACTGATTTATTAAATGGTGACATCGTAAGTGAAACTTATAGTACAGTTCAATTAACACTTAGCGGAACAATCACAGCCGCAGTTGGAACTATTGTAACACAAGCCAATACTAATGCAACAGGATATTTGACTACAGATATTACTGCATCAAATATTATAACTGTTGCTAGTTATGGAAATGTGAACGGGCAATTGTTTAGTTCTAATTTTAACACAACACCAGCCAATGTATTAACTATTGGAGGTACTGTTACAACAAGATATCCAACCGCAGTAGGAACAATTGCAACAGGCAACACAGCAAACTATGTTTTAATTAACAGCAACGAAGGTCAATATTTAATATTACCTTCAACAGGTTCTTATAGTTTTACAAATAACAACGTTGTTACTTCTGCAAATGATTTGGTTCAGGGAAGAATAACTAGTACACGTTACGGAGTAATTAAGACTGTTGATGCGGCTACTTACACAGCAGGCTCAGGATATACTCCTGCGAGTGGAACAGTTATATATTCTTACGTACCGTTGACAGGCGGCTCAGGTACAGGTGCAATTGCCGACATTACAGTTACAAATGGAGTAATTGCTAATATTGATATGCGCCGTGGCGGCACTGGTTATGCTGTAGGAAATACTCTTTCAGTAGCCGCAGCCAACGTAGGAGGAACAGTTACAGTTCCTTGTAGTTTTCCAATAACATCGGTTGAAAATCGTTTATATTTGGCACTACTAAGCGGTGCGAAATTTACAGCAACTTCTGCAAGTCCAAACTTTATTGCTGATAATAATGCAACTAGTTCAACACTTGTCCTAGTCAGTACAATTGTAGTTTCGTTTAGTGCTGCCGCAACCAACGTGAGCGGAGCAGTTGATAGTGATGCTGATACACTAACATTGACAAGTCATGGATTAACAAACGGAGATCCTGTTACTTATAGTTCAGGAGTAAATGTAGCACTTGGCGGACTGACTAGTGGGAATGTCTACTATGTAAAAGTTATAAATTCAAATACAGTACAATTATACAAAGAGTACGCACTAAGCACACTAATAAACATTTCAAGCTCTGCAACAGGAACTCATACACTTACCATAAGCGCAGTTAATGTAACAGGTAATGTTATGTATCTAGCTAATCATCCTTATATAACAGGTGATTGTATACAATTAATAGGAAGTACTTTACCTGCAATCGATGGAATTGCAACCGTTAGCGGAACATTCTATTTTACTGGGTCAATAACAACTAATTCGTTTACACTACATTCATCGCGAAGCGATGCGTTGGCCAGTATAAACGGTTTGGCAACTTTACCTGTTAACTTTACCACTACCGGTAGTGGTAATGCCACATTAAAGAAACAAAACGTTTATATTTACGGATCGGTAAACACTAGTTCAACTAACGCAAATAATTGGAGTCCACTATCTACTAGTACCATCGATGCTGGTAGCATTATCAGCGGTGTAGTTGGAACAACACGTCTAGCCAGTGGATCTGCAAGTTCTTCAACATTCTTGCGAGGAGATCAAAGTTGGGCTAAAGTTGCTCAAAGTATTAAGAAGGCGTCTGGCAGTGCAATATCTCCAACTGGCTCGTTTACTACAGTTGGTAACGAAAACTTATACTACGGGGATATTACGCTAGATGTTGATAAAGTATCAGGAACAGGCGGAGATACTTATTATAGTAATGTGGGTGTTGCACAATTCTTAAAGACACAATTTAATGTTGGTACAGCCGCAGGGGGAACAACCGGTCAAGTATATATTAAAGACGGAGTAATTGATGCTGGCACATTGCAAAGTTACAATGCAGATTATTTTTTAAATCCTTCAAATTTGTCAAAAGCTGTACCTGTTAACAAAGGCGGAACAGCATTGTCCAGTTATTCAACTGGTGATATGATATATGCATCGGCAGCAACTACTTTCAGTAAATTAAATATAGGAAACGCAGGACAAATATTAGTTGTAGGCGGCGGAGCTACAGCCTTACCTGTTTGGTCAAGTTCGTTGTCATTGCCTGGAGATTTAACTATCGGCGGCAATGTTACTGTAAACGGATTAACTTCAGTATTCAATACTACATCGCTCACAGTTGATGATAACAATATTGAATTAGGATCGGTTGTTGCTGTAACTGGATTAAGTGCAACAATTTCAGTGAGCAATTACACAGTAACGTTAGCTTCGACTAGTGGACTTGTACCTGGCATGACTATTACCAAAACTAGTGGAACTGGAAACTTTGGCGTTAATCCAGTAATTGCAAGTGTTGATAGTGCAACACAGATTACTCTTAATGTGTTACATGCAACATCAGGTGCAGTGCAATTTACCGCTGGCGGAGCAACTGATGATACTGCCGCCGGTGGTGGTATTACATTGAAAGGCACAACCAATAAAACAATATCATGGGTTAAAACTAATACTGCATGGACCAGTAGTGACAATTTTGATTTAGTATCTGGTAAGTCTTATAAAATTAACGGTTCTAATGTGTTAACTGGCTCAACACTGGGTAGTGGTGTTACTAGTTCAAGTTTAACCACAGTTGGTACTATTGCAACTGGCGTATGGCAAGGAACAGCAGTCGGAGCAACTTACGGAGGCACAGGTTTAACAGCGTATGCTAAAGGCGATATCATTTATGCTAGTGCCGCAAATACCTTATCTGTTCTATCTAAACCTTCAGAATTATCTGTTTTACAAATGGCGGCAGATGGAACAGCATCTTGGAATATATTAAGTGCCGCGGCAGTTGGAACTATTACTAGCGGAACTTGGAAAGGTAATGTTATTGCAGGTGCATACGGTGGCACTGGTATAGACAACGGCACTAAGACTATAACATTAGGTGGTAATTTAACTACCAGTGGCGCATTTGCTACGACCATTACCGTTACAGCAGCCACAGCAGTTACATTACCAACAAGCGGAACATTGGTAGGCACCGCAGACAGTGGTACAGTTAGCAATGCCATGTTGGCAAATAAAACTATTTCTGGTGTTGCATTAGGAAATAATCTGTTTGCACTGACAATCAGCACAGGGTTATCAGGAACTAGTTACAACGGAAGTACCGCAGTAACTTTAACTATCGATGATACCGTAGTTACTAAAACTGGAACTCAGACTCTTAAAAATAAAACGTTCGAAGATAGTACAACTACATTTGCAGATGACGCAGACACTACTAAACAGTTTAGATTTCAAGCAGAAAGCATATCTGCGGCTACAGTAAGAACACTCACAGTTCCAGACCACGACGGTACAATAGTAACTACTGGAGATATTGGATCTGTAACAAATGCTATGTTAGCCGGAAGCATTAACAACGATAAATTATCCAACAATAGTATTACAATTAACGGTACGTCAGTTAGTCTTGGAGGAAGTTTAACAGTCACTGCCAATGCTCCAAACGGATTATCAGCGGGTGACGGACTTGCAACTGATACTCAAGGCACATATAATGGTAGCGGAGCAGTTACATTAAAAGTAGATTCTACAGTATTAAGAACAACTGGTGCTCAAAGTATTGCTGGTGTTAAGACATTCTCATCAACTATCGGCGGAAGCATTAATGGAAATGCTGCCACTGCTACAAAATTAGCATCTGCAAGATCCATATCAATGACAGGTGATGTCACTTGGTCTGTTGCTAGTTTTGACGGCAGTGCAAACGTAACTGCCGCTGGCACAATAAAAGATTCTGGAGTGACAGCAGGCACATACAATACAGTAAAAGTGAATTCAAAGGGTATAGTTACTGAAGGTAGTAATACTGCATATTTGACAAGTTATACTGAAAGCGATACTCTTGCTACAGTAACCGCTCGAGGAGCAAGTACTGGAACACAGATTACGCTAACAGGCAATCTACGTATGCGATCTGACATAGGTCTTGATGCCGGCAAAACTATCTATTTTGGATACGAAGAAACATTTGGCGGTACAGATACTGGCGGAAATGATTATGCTTACATTACTTACGATAATAACAGTACAACTTATGGTTCTGGTGGCGGCGAAACATCTGTATTAAGAATTGGTACTCAAAATGATGCGGCTGGCGCTGTTAGCGACAGTATTGCTATCGAAGCTGCCGCAGATATCTATCTAAGGCCGGCAAGCTGGGGTGGTGCAGGAGAAGTTTATGTCGGAACTTACTCAGCAAGAAGCAAAATATGGCATGAGGGAAATATTACTCCTATAACAGGAAATCAAACAATCACATTAACAGGAGATGTTACTGGTTCTGGAGCAACTTCAATAGCAACAACAATATCAGCTGGTGTTGTTACTACTGCTAAGATTGCTGATGCTAATGTTACTAGTGCCAAACTAGCAGACAGTGGTGTTACCGCAGGAACATACAATAATGTAACAGTTTCTGCTAAGGGTATAGTTACTAGTGGTAGTAATACTGCATACTTAACAAGCTACACTGAATCAGATACACTACAAACTGTAACTGGTCGTGGCGCAACTTCAAATGTTGCAACCATATCGTTAACTGGCAATACTGCATCTTCTAATACAACTACTGGAACATTAAAAGTAACAGGCGGCGTTGGAGTTAGCGGTGCGTTATATGCAGGTAGTTTATACGATAACGGAAACAGAGTAGTAACAGGTACGCCTTGGACTAGTTTAGGATACATTACTAGCATCCCAGATCCATTAACTGTTACTGAATTAAAAACAAACATATTAACTGGAAATAATAGTGGATCTGGTCTTATCAAAGGTACCTGGACATTGAATACAGGTGCTAAATTTGAAGCTACATACGCTGACTTGGCAGAAAAATATGTTGCTGATGCGGCATACGAACCAGGAACTGTATTAGATTTGGGCGGGAATTTTGAAGTTACTGCCGCCAGCATGAAAAGCAGGAGAATAGCCGGAGTTGTATCCACCAATCCGTCATATGTTTTAAATAAAGACTGCCAAGGCGAACATGTTGTAGTAATGGCTTTGCAAGGTCGTGTGCCGTGTAAAGTTAAAGGCACAATACATAAAGGCGACATGCTAGTGTCGTATGGTGGTGGCTATGCTTGTGCAGATGAGAATCCTGCATTAGGAAGTGTGATTGGAAAAGCCTTAGAGAATTTTGACGGTGAAGAAGGTGTCATTGAAATACTAATAGGAAGAATGTAATGCCAGCAATAGTAAGAGCAAATGCAGATGCACACTCTGGACACTCTGGATATAGAGTTCCATTCCATAAAACATATTACACAGGTGGTAGTGGAAACGTTTTTATAAACGGCGAGCCTGTAATTTTAAAAGGTAATAAGTGTTTATGCGGCGATCCTGCCGTAGGTGCTAGTGGCAGTGTGTTTGTAAACGGTGTACCAGTTCATCGAAAAGGCGATGCAACAGGCGGACATGGTAACTGGGTTCCAAACAGTGCTTCCACCGGCAGTCCAAATGTATATGCCGACGGTGGCCCATCCCCTGGAGGATTTGCACAAAATGCCGCCGAGTATACACCTTCATCTGCTCCAGGCTCTAGTAACGTAAGCGGCGGAGCTGGATTTACAGCAGGACCGTCACCCGCTGGATTTCTTGGTACTCTAGACCCAGATAAATTTTTTGTAGACAATAATGGTCGAGTACAAGTTTATGCAAATAGCGGTGCAAACTATACATACCGAGAAGTCAACGGCGGCTATTATTTGATTAATTTAGATAGTTATGAACCAATTGCTACAAAGGTTGACCCTATAGGCCCAGGCGGCGGAATATCAAAAACTTACGACATTCCAGAAATTGGTGTTTTTGATACAGCAAAATTTTATACTGTGGAACAATTCAATCCGGCACTAGCTCAATTTAGTAATATTCCTAGTAAAGAAGAAAGATTAGCTTTAATAGCCGAATATGCCGCACAGCAAAATATCAGCTGGATGACCAACGGAGACTTTGGACCAAGCAGTCCAGTTTATTATGAAAGCGATGCGTTCAAAGCCTTTTTGGAATCAAAAGGCTTTGGCGATAACACCGAAGGCGGTTGACATTTATTTTCTACCCTGTTATAGTAGGTATAAGTACTCTGTACTAACATTAAAGGAAATAATATGTCACAAAATAAATTCTCAGAATTCACCAAAATTGTAGAAGCAATGGAAGCGGACTTCGAAAAGTTCTACGACAAAGAAGTTGGTGCGGCTGGTACTCGTGTTCGCAAGGCTTGTCAAGACCTAGCCAAATTGTGCAAAGAAACTCGTAACGACGTTACAGCAGTTAAGAACGCTCGTAAAGAAGTAAAATAAGTCAACTAAATACTAGTCTAAGGCGTTATATTAGTATAGCCTGGAGACTATTATGAAAAAGTTACTATTAGCACTTTCAATGTTAGCGGTGGTAGGCACAGCTAACGCACAATGGCATCATCACGGTGGACACTATCGTGGTGGGTATGGCGGCAATTGGGTTGCCCCAGCACTTATTGGCGGAGTAATTGGATACGAGCTTAGTCGTCCACGTTACTATGAACCTCCTGTAGTTGTACAACAACCAGTCATTGTACAACAGCAACCTGTTTATACTGTAACACCACAGCCAAATTGTACAGTGTGGACAGAAACACAACACGCAGACGGTACTATTACTCGTACTAGGACTTGTACACAATAATGGCATATTCAGATAAAGTAATTGATCATTATGAAAATCCACGCAATGTAGGATCGTTTGAAAAAGATGATCCTACAGTTGGCACTGGTATGGTCGGTGCTCCTGCTTGTGGTGATGTAATGAAACTACAAATAAAGGTGGAAGATGGCATTATCACAGATGCGAAATTTAAAACTTACGGATGCGGCAGTGCAATCGCTAGCAGTTCGCTCGTTACTGAATGGGTCAAGGGCAAAACGCTGGAGCAAGCAGGAAGCATTAAGAATAGTGAGATTGCGGAAGAACTCGCACTACCGCCAGTCAAGATTCATTGCAGTATACTTGCGGAAGATGCTATCAAAGCGGCTGTAAATGATTACCGTAACAGACACAGCTTATAAAAAAATTAAACAAAATTTAGAGCGCCGTGGTCGAGGTGTAGGTATTCGTTTAGGTGTAAGAACTACAGGCTGTAGTGGTCTGGCATACACTATAGAATATGTAGACAAGTATGAAGCCGAAGTCGGAGTTACTAATTTTGCTCAAAAAGACTTTGTGGTATTAGTTGATGCTAAAAGTTTAGTTTATCTAAATGGCTTAACAATGGATTGGGTTCGCAATGGACTCAATGAAGGATTTGATTTTACCAATCCAAACGAACGTGACCGCTGTGGTTGCGGAGAAAGTTTTCGAGTATAACAATCTTTGACACAGTTCGAATTTACTAGTATAATACTAGTATTGTTATAACTTTTGGAGAATATTTTGAGTATGCACTTATTGCCGCCTATGTATTCAACTACAGGCAAAAAGAAGGGTAAAAAGAAATTTGCTTCATCCGAAGCTAAGAGGAAAAGCGAACAATTGGATAAAGAATGGAAAGAACTACTCAAACGTCAAGGTATTGAGCAAGAAGAAAAGAAACGCAAACGTGCTTTGTCAGCTGAAAGTTTGACTAGTGTTTACAGTTTGAAAATTCCAGAAGGTCGTAATACAACAGCACACATTAAAAGTGTAGATACCGGTGGTAATGCTACTTTGGCTCCGGCCAAAGTTTATACAGGAACTAAGGTAAAAGGTATTGCAACCATGCATAAAAGCAATGCAGTACCAATTTTTAGCGATGAGCAAGCAGTTGATATCGCTCGTATGAGGCGTTAAACAATGGTTACTCATAATAATAGTATTTTACCCAGTGGCACAGAGGATAACTATATATTGTCCCCGAAGGGTTTTGGGGCTAAAGTCTTTTCAACAAGGAGATCTAAAGACAGCCAATTGAATAACAATGACGGTGGTAGCGACACCTCATCCAGCGTAAAGGAGAATAAAATGATACGCATCATAAAAACAGTAGTATTTCTACTAGCATTTGCTCTAGTAGTCACCGCAGGTTATAAGGCAGTAACTTATAAAATATCTGCATTAAAAGAAGCTCGCGAAAACGTGAGTCCCGTTACAGCTCAAATGAGACAAACTCAATTAGATTGTCTAGCTCGTAACATATACCATGAAGCCGGGTACGAACCTTTTGAAGGTAAAGTAGCAGTAGCTCAGGTTACAATTAACCGTACAGAAAACGGACAATTTCCAAGCGACATTTGTCGTGTGGTTTATCAAAAGAACATTGTATATGAAAAAGTACTTTGTCAGTTTAGTTGGTACTGCGATACAGCAAGTTCCAAAAAACCAATGAACGGCCCAGTCTATACAGAAAGTATGGAAGTGGCTAAGAAAGTTTTACTAGAAGGCTTTAGATTGCCGTCTATTAAAAGTGCGTTATATTACCATGCGGATTATATAAATCCAAAATGGAATAAAAAGCAAATCGCCAAAATTGGTCACCATGTATTTTACGAATAAGGAATAGTCATGAAC